CGCCGAGAAGCTTCCGTAACCGCCGGATGTCCCATAGCCGAGATATCCGGTATTATAGCCGCCCGTATCAGTGCTGTTCAAAGGCTCGAAGATCACCGGCGCACGGCCAGTTTCATTCAACAAAGCCAGCTCGACGGCGTGCCTCGTCGCGCGCGGTGCAATCAAGTTCGCCCGCAGCCGTTGGCTGAACGCGGCGTCGCTCTCGGCGGTCCGGCGCGGCAGCCTCGGCCCGAAATAATCCATTGATGCAATATCGAGAAACACGCCAGTCGCGGTCGCGAGGCGCGATTGCGTCCTGACAAACCCGAGCAGGGCATAAACGCCGCGCCACGCTTGGGCCATGCCGCTCAACAGCGCATCAAGAACCGGCGTCGTGTCGCCGAACCACCGCGCCGGCAGGACCGACTTGATCCGGCTCAGCATATCATTGAGATCACCTGTCATTTCAGCCGACCGTCACCGTGCCGGCCCGTATCACGCCGAACAGAGGTGGCACCAGATCCGCCGTCGATCCTTGCAGCAAAATGCTGGAAACATTCGTCACATTAGCCGACGCTGCATAAGCCTCCTGCGCGATCCTGGTATAATTCAGGCTCATGCCGATGCCGAGGCTGGCGATATAGCCTTCAATCGCGGACGCTACCGCCGCGACCGCTGCATTATGCGACGTGCCGGCCGCGGATGTCAGCGTCAGCGATATATTGGCAAGTGTGACCACCGGCCCTTGCACCGCGAAGCTGGAACCGACCGGGCGGACCGCATTCACTGCCTGTTGCACGGTGCTTAAAAGGCTGGCTGGCGGCGCGCCAGAGCCATCATCGACGGTGACGACAAAATGTCCCGGCTGAGCAATGCCCGCCTGATTGATATTTTCCGAAATCGTATAGCTCAACCCTTGCTGAATGCCGGTAATCGCGGCGCCGATCGCGATATCGGTCGCTTTCGAAAGACTGCCCAGGTAATTGCCGAACCGGGCACGAAACGCGGCATCGCTTTCCGGATCGATGCCGCCGGTGAAGGCGTTGAGGTTTGTCACTGTATCAATGCCCGGCAACGCCGTGGTGATCACCGATACCGCGCCGGCCTGGATGTTTGCCACGGCACCCGCCGCGTTTGCCACCACCGCGACAGTCAGGCTGCTAACCCCGGCTGCCAGCGCGTAGCCGCTGGCCGTGGCACCATAAGCAGGATTTGTGGCGTCAGCCACAACCACAAAGCTGGCGCCGCTGCCCGGAACCGCAACATTCGTGCCAAGCGGGATGAACGCCGCCACGCTCGGCGTGAAGCGTCCAAATGTCACCTCTCCCCTCGCGGCGACGGCGGGCAACCGGTAGAAGCCAAAATCAGCGCCGAAACTATCGCAATCCTCGCCGTTGCTGGTGGCCAGGCGGGTGGTCGCCAGTACCTGCACGATCAACCATTGCAGCCACAATGCGACCGACGCATTGGCCTCCAGGATAGCGCGCAAGACCGAGCCCACGGTAAGGTCCAGCAGCGCGGTGGCGGCACCCTGAACAGAGGCCGCCATCCCTTCAACCAGGGTAGTGAAATTTTGCAATGAAAGCTGCATCGAAATTCCTAAACGGAAAAACTTAGAATATCGGCATTGCTGGTTTGCGCATCGGTATAGCGGACGGTGAGATTGACCGTGCCGTCAACTGCCATGGCCGCGTTGACAGACGGCGCCGGCGTGTTGGCGACCGCGGCCTCCAGCAACATTTGCGTGCGGGCGATGCCGGCGATCACGGTTGGCGCACCAGGCTGCCCGACGAACTGGGCGAGCCCGGCACCATAGCCAAGTTGCCAGATATAATCGGCTGGATTCGTCAGCAGCCGCCGCAGAACCCGCTGCTGAGTCAGGCTCGCATGATCGGCAAGCAGCACATCGCCTGTCGGGCCGATCGACAGATCGCCGCCGAATAGTAAAGCCAAGTCCGTCATTAAACTGTTACCGAAGGCGTGCCGGTATTGCCGCCCTGCGGATCGGCATGTGTATGCGCATCATGGGCGTTGCGCAGGCTTGCAACCGTTCCGTGAGCGGCGTTCTGGTCCGAGATATCGCCACTGACGATCAGACTGCCCGTAATGGTAACTTGCGAAGCCTGCATCGCTATCGTCCCATCATTATGCAATTTCAAAAAACTTCCGCTCTGATGCTGCAGCCATAATTCGCCGCTTGGCGCCGGCAAGGGCCGGTCCACCGCCGACCAGACGGCACCGAGGATCACCCCATGCTCGGACGCCGCCTCTTGAGACAACACCAGCACCTGATCGCCAGGTGCCAGCGGTGCGGCGAGGCCCCAGCCATTGCCGACCCAGGCGGCCAGCACCGGCAGCCAGCCGGACAGAATATTTTCAGGCTGGACCAGCACCCTTGCCGCATAGGTATTGGGATCGAAACTTGATACCAGGCCAAACCGCGCAACGCCGGCAAGCCCGTCCATCCCGCCGGCGCGGGCTTTTACCTGATTCCAGAACCGTTCCAACGTAATCCCTTAATTTAGCGCATAGGCGCGGATCAATTCAGAAAAGCCATGCTCTGCATCAAGCTCACGGATGATCTCATCGATTATGTAAACTTGGTCGAGCTGCGATTGCGTGCCGCTCAGATAGATCGGCGCCGCCGGCATGAGAGCGAGTTCGCCAGGCAGCCGCATTTCTAGAATCGTCACATGGCGCGACAGCGCGGCAAGATGGTTGTTGGCCAAGTTCAATGCCTGCGCGGTCGAAAGATTAGGCTTGACCAGCGTCGTTGTGGTGGCACCGGATCCGGCTGACTGGGTTACCGCAGCCTTATTTCGCGTATTCCAAGACAACACCGTCGCGACATTTGGTATCGTTGAGGAAACATCAATCGTTAGCTCAATGCAATCCTGTTGCAAAATCAGCGAAGGCGGCAGCGCCGGCAGCGGGCCAAAATACAGAGTTCCACCCTTGACGAAGACGCAAAAATTCTCGCTTTGCGCGAGCCATACCAGCAAGTCCCATTCATTGCCGGCGCGTGAGTGAAGTTGCAAGGCGCTACGTGCGTGATCAAGTTCGTAATATTGCCCGACCATTGCGGCCGTGGGAAACAATTCGGCGTCCAATCCGTGGCGTTCGGCGATAATGGCAGCAATTTGGCTGGCGGTTTGATTAACGAAGGTTTCGGCGATTTCCGCGTCAATCATCCGGGCCGACAAATCGCGGCCGTTCAAGGTTACGGTCTGCGCTGCGCAATCGAATCTGACATTGTCGATCTGGCCGGTCATCAGATTGGCAAATCCAAACAATGCATTTTCAATCTCAATCGTCAGACTCTGCCTGCTCAGCCCGGCATAATCGGCAATCTGCCATAATGGCTGTCCGCCCATTGCCAGTGTCACGCTAAAACGGCTGGCACGGAAATAGGATTGTTGCTCTAGTCTCACCGACACTGCGCCATATACCGGCACGCCATCGATCGTCAGCCTCACGCCAGGCAGTTCAACTGGCAACCCCGCCTCCCGCAGTTGGATCAATCGGCGGAATTGTCAGCTCGACCATACCATTCAGAACTGGATCGGACAGCCCGTTCGCCTGCGCGATCCGTATCCATTGCGTGGCGTCCTTCAAATACATGGCAGCGAGTTGAAAAAGATTGCCGCCAATCACCGTCACCTGCATCATCATATATCCAGAGAGATGTTTTGCACCGCGCGCGATAGATAGCCGTTGGCATAGGTTGCCGCCGCGAGAGCCGCGGCATGAGCGCCTAATGCAGTCAAGGCGTTGACCGCCGCGACTGGCGTCGCCGGATCATTGACCATTGCAGCATCGCTCAACACAGCACCGCCGGCGGTACCGATTGCGCCACCACAAGCCGTTAAAGCCGTTGCGGCGCCGGGGGCAGTAAAACTAAGTCCGGCTAGCCCGGCTTGGTTTGCCCACAACGCGGCAAGGCTCAAATCGCCGCTGATGACATTTGCTGCCACCGATGGAACTGCCAGGTTCGAGACCGCAGAATCGGTAACGATAAGACAACAAATTTCAAATGGAATCCAAAATGATTTTGTATAATCAGCGTCAAACGCGGCGATCACCACATGATAGAAAAACCCATCCCAGCCGAGCGGCAATACCGAACCGGCGTCGCACGCCGTATCAAGCGCCTGTACCCTGGCGCTGGCATCCGCTCCTGATGCGATGCCGGAAAATACGATCTCGGATGGCTGGCCGCCAAGCGTGTCAATCACCCGGCCACCACCAATCAGCTCATGCACCGCCACCCGCTGCCGGCCGCCAAAGGCGATTTTTTCCGGAACCTCAAAATCTCGCAAGGTAACATCGCCCAACGTCATATAAATATTGCTCATCGGTACTCCGTCATGTCAATTTCAGCCCGGCCCATGGCAACAAAAAAGCTAAACTTATGAGGGCTGTTCGACACAAATATTTTTGATCGATGACATAAAGCCATCAAGTTCATTTGCAAACCGATACAATATTGCCGACCCGCCAGCCAACCAGCCAGATAAACCTTCTCAACCTCGACGATCATCCGCCGCAGATGATCCGCGGTCCAGCGTGAACATGCCCTGCCAGCCCTTTGGTAATTCCGCGCCGAGCTGCACCCCATCCAGCCAGTCTACCCGCGCCGCCTCAAGCCTTGCCACATGGTTCTGGTTACTGCGGCAATTTCAGTCCCGCCCAAGCCGGCGTCAGCCGCGGATCAAACGCCGTCGGCCCCGCTGGCGGCAAACGTGCCTGAGCATTCAATAAATCATTCAATGCCACCCGCAAACTTTGGTAGTCAATTTTTTGTTTTGCGGGGCGCGCCGCTATCGAGTTCTCGGTATCGCCCAAGGATTCCGCCTTTGAATGATGCGCAATTAACCGTTGCGTCGACATGTCGACTGGCCGGCCGGCTACCGGCGCTATGGAAGGCAAAACGCCGCGAAGGTTTGCTACAGAGCTGGACAGTGGCGCCCTTACACTTCGTTGTGCCTGATGAAGCTCGGCCACCAAATTACCTGGTTGCCCTTGCGCAAGTGCCGCATATTTGCTGCCTCGCTGATTCACCGCAGACAGAAAAGCAGAATTTACTCCTGGCGCTGATGCCTGCGGCAGCGCTCCGCTCTCGGCCATATACTTTGTGGCCGGCGCATTTGTGGCATTCGCCATTTTATGCACAACAAAATCACCGCCTTCGGGAAGCGCATCTAAAATCTTTCGCGCTGGGGCATGACCTGCACCAGCTTCGGCGTACTTCATATATTTCGATGACGCTTTTTGGCTCGGCTTTCGCTGCGGCACGGGGGCAACCGAAAGCCCAAGCGATCCACCTTTCCCCAATATCGCATTCAATTTTGAATAATTATCGCCGAACAAAACCCACGGCCCAACCTGGCCGCCTTTCGGTCTGGACGTAAAAGGATGAAATTCATTCTTTTCCATATCCACGCTGACCGCATGCTCACCAACCGTATAGTAAGCTGTCAGCGCCGCATCTTGCTGTTCCTTAGTCAAATTCGCCCAGGGAATGCCGTCGATGGATTTGTTTTCGAAATATTTCTGCCCATTAAGAATATACAGACTCGCAATTTTTATGCTCAGTGGATTCCGATAGTCGTTCAGATCGTGGACGATTGCCTTCAGATCGGTCAGCTTGTATTTGTCCAAACCAAGCGCTTTGCTCTGCGGCGTATCCTGATATTGTCTAATCAGATTAATGGCGTTCAATACTTTAATTGAACCAGGCCCGATGTCCTGGACAACTGGATCGGACAGATATTTTATTAATGGGTTACCGTCGAAAATACCCGTTGTTTCAGCAACACTTTTTACGTCTGATCGGTACTGTACGTCATAAAAATGCTCGGGCTCTAAGTGTCCGACCTCTATTAACGTTCGATGCACTAAATGTTCTGCGAATCCTTCACCATCAGCTCTTGTTATCTCTCTCGAGATACTCGCTGCTACCGCAGTAGATGAAACACCAATTTGAGCACTTACGCTATTAATGACCGGCACATTTTTTGAAATATAATCCATTGCATTTTTATCGTACGGTTGAGGATCAAGATTAGACATGCTCACCTTACCTTTTTATGTATCACTCTGCGGCATCGCCAGCCACTAGGATCATGATCAGTTGTTCGTATAAATAGAGAAACAACAAAAATATCATGAATAAAGTTTCAGTTTTTTTCCCCCGCGCTGCAAAATCATGTTTTTTTTGAATAAAAAACTCGGATACAATCGAATATAGAAATGCGACAGGTGAAAATATATTTGTCGGAGCAATGACTAAAGTCCACAGTAAATGGCCTGGATCAAAAAAAATTCCTACAGAATTATACCACGAAAAAGCGATCAAAATACCTGGCAGTGAGCAAAGAAATAGTTTGGATTTACTTGATCCACCTGCGCGAAAAACCTTTGACAAAGTAAGCAAGATAAAAAATTCTGGAATAGCCAAAATAGGCCACAAAGCTAAAAACTCCGTTACATCTTGCGCTATCACCATATATCATTTACACTTATAAAGATCACTTTCTATACGCTAACAAAGCAACCGGCAACGGTATCCAACTTCCCGGTAGCATCTTTAATACCTTGAACCAACCGCCGCGGTCGCGTATCTCCCACTCGCCGCAAAAACGCCGTTGATATTCAGGCGTATCTACTGCCTGGCAGGCCACCGGGCCGCCATCCAGGTTCAACGCCATTTTCAACCCCAAAGGCGCTGAATAAAGAAACATCGCAAACCTGGCGAGCGAGAAGAACGCATTTTTCGTTGTACCCAGAATAATCCGGCCATTACAATCTTCACCCACAAAGCTGCGGTTAGCCACCCAATGGCTTTCCTGAATGGCTTTATTGTATCCATATGGCCCAATCAACAGCGGGTACGTCGCCAGCGCATTCCCTGCTCCGTGGAACGCGTCGCGCCAATCGCCATCCGTTAGAGCCTCAACCACCGCTGAAGCGGCTCCGGCGACAAACGCACCCTGTGCCGCCGGGTCATTCCGCACCGAGATCAACCGGCCTTCGCTTAAAAATGGCGTATCCGGCTGCCCGCCCGGTGAAAAATAACTGCCATTGATCAGAACAACTGGCTTTGATGCGCTCATCCAGCCGGCGAGGTCGCGATCCCCCGAGGCCCTGTTCTGCAATACAAATCGAAACCCCGCAGGGTCAATCCGCGTCAGCAATATATCATCAACTTGGCGCCCGCGCGCAATCACGGGCAGTTCTGAAACGTCAAGTCCCGGCTCGATCAGCCGCCAGGCAAGCGGCCCGGAAGTCGCTTCGGGCGGCTGGCCGGCAAGCGCCCACTCAATTTCCATCGGCAGACGCTGATCATCACCCCGCATCGTAAGCCACCGGGTCGGTCCGCCATGCAGAACGGTGTTAACACCATACATACCGTCATAACGATAAAACGAAATCGCCACGGCCAAAAAAACGGCACATAAAAACGCCAAGCCTAAGAAAAGAATTTTTCTCATATCCAAACGTTTAGACGTACTTCGTTCAATAAGGGTTAAAGCGCGTCATCCCACCGTAGCTGCCGCCAATCAAACTGCAAACCACTTAAACGCCCCAGCACGACCACATACGCCATCCGCTCCGCCTCATCCAGCTCGAATGCAACGTCGTAGGGCACCCCGCATCTAACAAGATACAAACAATCCGTCAGTGCGGAGTGCCGGCTCAGTTTCCCGCGTCTGCAATCACCGCCTCAATCGCCACGGGCTTGGCTGCTGCCATCACCGCTTCCATTCCATCTTCACCAAGCCGTTCAATTAGCGCTTCCAAACTTGCTTCACTCACGGGATATGGTATCGGAATATCATCAATCATCGCGACGGAGCCGGCATAGCTCGCAACGCCAATATAGGCGTTATTTGCTGACAATTCCGGCCCCAAAGCCTTAAACAGCCGTAACGTCTCCAACACGCCGAACTTCCGTAAAGTCAATTTTCGCCCAGCCTTATCCGTAATCACCCGCTCCATCACACCCTCACCCGGCTCGATGCATAAAATTGCAACCGTTGCGCCACCGGCGCATCGCCCCGGTACGCGCCGGCGGATACCAACTTGAACACCGCGCCGCTGAACTGATAGGTCGAGGTCGAGCCATCAGGTTCACTAACATACTGATATAACGTTCCGGCGCCAATCGGCTGCCCGGCCAAATACGCTTTCTCGATCGCGGCGATAAAATCATCCGCCGCCGAGGAGCCGCGGTCCAGCGTGAACATGCCCTGCCAGCCTTTCGGCAACTCAGCCCCCAGCTGCACGCCATCCAGCCGGTCCACCCGCACGGATTGAGTCACTTGCGCCGCCTCAAAGCCGGTCACATGCGCCAAATCCACCCGCCCGAACGGCCCCATCACCACAAGCTGGCAGTCATTACCAACAGAAAACGTATTGTACGGCATGCTGTGCTCTCCTTTAACCGTTTACCGCGGCGGTTTGCCGGCTCACTTGAACGGTCTGCCCGCCCTGCACATTGACGATGAATTTCTCATTGATCGCCTGATACTGCACTTGGCAATCCGCCTGCACATAACCGAGGCCAGTGCGGCCAGGTGGATTGTTGGTGAGATCGCAAACCACCGCAAATGGCAAAGATCCATCGGTGCTGCCGAGCAGACCTTGACCCAGCAATCCATTTAGAAACGTCAGCAAAGTCGAGCGTATATTCTGGAACAAAGTCGTGTTCACCAGCTGCCCGACATAGGCGCCCATGCCGGCCGAGAGCGTGCGCGCGATATAATTTGTCAGTCTGGTGTAGTTATCACCATGGATTGCGGCGTTGGACGATGCATTATGCCCACCGCGCACGCCCCAATAATTGCCGCCCGGCTGCGGGTTGGCAATCACGTCAATGCCCGCCGAAAGCAGCGCCGATAAATCCGCCGTTGCATAAGTGGTCGCGGTACCCACACCAGGCTGACCGGATTTCTGCGTGCCGATAATGCCATAAAGCGGCTTGTTCAATGATGATTGCTCAGGCGACAAATTCGCCAGGCGCCCACTTACGAACCCTTGCGGTGACACCAGCCTGGTCAGCGCATTCGCTTGATCATACCAATAGATCCAGTCACCGAACATCAGCTTGGCAGCGTAGCTATCAACCCCCGCGGCCGCCTTGGTCGCCACGGCATTGGCAATCGTATCGCCTGCCGGCCCAGTCAGAATCATATAGACCGATTCGCTCAACCCAAACGCCACCTGCGTACTCCATTGCATGGCATCATCCGCATCGGCCAGCAATGCCAGCGCGCAACCCTGCCCGCGCAGTGCATACATGCCGGTCCGCGGCAGTGTATCGGCGCCCACAAGTCTTGCGGCGGTGATCGCGGTCGCTCCGTCAGTCCCTGGCGTCCCCGCCGAAAACGGATAACTGCCCGCAACCGGCGTTGCATTCGCCGAAGCCAGTGTCGCCACCACGAGGTTGGATGGCCCGCGCAGCACGCCATTGCCGTTATTGACGGCATTGACAAGATTATTCCAGAAGACCGTGCCGGTTCCGGTGATGTTATCGAATACTTCCGGGCTGAGCCCAGGCAATGAGACGCTCAAGCGCCAGGAATTGGCGGCAGAGCCGCTGCTCATACTCAACGTGAGTAAATTGCCGGTTGATCCTGTATACAAAGCGGTGAAATTTGCCGCGCCGAACAGCGAGAGGGCCGCCGCACTGTCACTGCCATCGGTGACGCGCACACAGCGGAAATTTGCCGCCCCTTGCTGTACGGCGGTCGCCACTTGCGTGCCCATGTCATATTTGCGCGCCATGACGGCGCCAAACGTTGACGCATATTGGCTCATCGAACCGATAATCGTCGGCTCTCCGACCGGCCCCCAACTGGCGCTCCCAACAATGCCAAGGACATCGGTTGGCACGCCATTCAGCAGCAAGCTTTGCGGCGGTACAATTTGCACATATAAATCCGGCACGATCAGAGCCGTCGTGTTCAAAGCCCCTTGCGCGTAGATCGGCATGACTCAGGCTCCTTTCGAGGCAACGCGAACCACAAAGCTCGCTTCCGGACCGGCTAATATCTTCGCCACCACCGCACTGTCGGTAATCACATCCCCTCGCTTGAAGCTTTGAAACGGCTTCAAGACAACCAGTTGAAATGTCATGTTCTGTCCTTAAACGTTGATTGTATCGACAAACGCGGTATCGGCGGTGAAGCCTGCGCTACCGAACAGCATCGCCGGCGTCACTTGCGCCAACGTGGTCGGGTAGTCGGCGCGGTAGCGGAAAATTCTTTTGTAAAGAGTGGCATCTTCATTGCCATCCTGGACCTCGCTCGACGCATAGATCAAACGCGCCGATGATCCATCCGCTAATGCAATGAATTGTGGCGCGGCAAGGACCTGATCCACCAGGGCGCCGGACGCATCGCGGCTCACCGGATCGGGGCACCATAAGGTGATCGAGAAATCCTGATCCTGGCGCTTGATCTCCTGCAAGGCGCCCGCCCCTTGCACCACCCGTGCGGCAAACATTTCGGCAGCGGGCACCGATAGAGTGGTCCCCGTATACGCCACAAGCCAGCCCGCTTCCCGCAACAGCGCCGCAAGGTTGCTCGCCACCGTGGCAGGCGAATCACTTGTCTGGACAGCGTAGGGAAAAATCGAACCATTCACCGCAACGCCGGCAAGTTGCCCGACTACGCAAATTCCATGAAAATTGGCTTCATTCGCATTTACGACCACGTTAAAACTCGCCGGCACCGGCGCCACGCTCTGCCAGATCCGCGGGTAGCGCGTGACGTTTCTTTGCTCCCGGTCTGCCATTACTGAAACATTCACCGCGCCGGCGGCAAGGTCAGTATCCAATGCCGGCGCGCTCGGCAGCCCGCGATAGATTCGGCATAGATTGCCGACCGCACTCGGGGCCGCCGTCCCGCGCGGGTATAGCGCATTGGCAATGATCGCGACGATAGCATTCTCAACATCCGATTGATCCGCCATCAGCTAACTGCCTGCACCAGCGATAACCGCCATGCGCCGCCAGCTAGCTCCACCGCAGTGACGGCAAATCTCTCGCCTCGCTCATTGGTTATCAAATCGGCCACCCGCGGCTGCACGCAAGCAACCGCCGGCAGCATCGCGATAAAACCCGGTACGCGCAGATCATCCGGCAACCCGGCGCGCGTTCGATCGCCAATGCCACCTACCAGCAAACTGGCTGGAAAACCGCCAAGCAATTTCGTCTGTGTGCTAGGCACCGGCGCGCCATACGGGTTCGCGCCCGCAAGTACCGCACCCGCCGGCCGCCATAAATCAAGCGTAGCGTTCGTCATCACCACCAGCATTGGCCGCGGTGGCTCAATGGCGGCGACAAAGACGCAGCCCTCAGGTCCCGCCAGATAATCCCCAACCTGCACATAACTCCAATCAGCCCAGGCCTGCCGGAACGGCACGCCAAAGCCGCTTGGCGCGGAAACGCCGCCGCCCGGCAGCACGAAGGCAACCGCAAGGCGCATGAAGCGCCGGGCAAGATCAACTGGCGCCTCCGGCCCATCAGGCCGGTAAGCATCATGCAAAAAGCCTACGCGACGTGCCGCACATCCGGCGCCGTACGAGAGCCGGTCCGCCAACCGCGCACCATCCATCTCAAACCACCAGACTTATGCCGGCATTGTTCAAAGCAGGCCCGGGTGGCACCCCTAAAAATCCGCAAAGCCGGCGCCGCCAGCCGTCAAACAATCCTGCGCGGTCAGCAACCTCATTTTCGTTATGCGTCCAGGCGGCCGCATTGTCGGTGTCCAAATTTGCCGATGCGGGCGGAATGGCCGCTTCTAACGTTGCAAGTGTCGAGAGATATTGCAGCGTCACCGCAATCTCGGCTGGCGCCAGATTATTTAACCGGTATTCCAGCGTGCCGTAAGCCTGGAAAAAACGCCAGTTGCTGAACCCGGACGCATTGGTACCAAAGGCCGGATAACCGCAGAAACGGCGGATATCAACCTTTTGAGCATCAGTGAAATTTGCCGGAAACGACTGCGACATTTCAATATGTATCCCCGTCGCCCAGAGTGAAGTAGACAGTCCCGGTGCCGGCCGTTAATAGCGCTGCCGCAGTGCTGACAAACGGCCCGCCATCAACCAGAATCCTCCCGCCCGGGGGCACTGGCGTATCGGTCGCAAGCGCCATCATCCCGGCTGCCGCGCCCAAGCGAAAAAACGCCGTCGCGGTTGAAGCGTTATAGACCAGCACAGCACTTCCACCGCCAACAAGCGTACCGTTGGTCGACGTTGTGGAAGCCGCTAGCGCCAGCGTTCCGGCGGGCCGGAACGGTTGGGTTGAACCTGTTGCCATGGGAGTTGCCCTTTAACCAATATGCTCGATCATCACCGCGCGCTTATAATTCGCATTGGTCGCCGTCGGGACAGTCGTCGGCGTGGTTGTGGTGTCCGATGGCGCGCAAAACCCACCGATCCAATACCAGCTTTGCGCAATAATCTGCTGCAGCCGGTCAATCGGCTCGCGAGTCACCATTGCAACATTATCGATGATGTTCACCAAGCTATCTTTCGGCGCGACATCATCCGCGGCCATCCCAGAAAAATCACCCTCAATCAGCGCACCCTGTCCGCAGACAATCGGACGCCTGACGTAGAGCCCGCTAATGCTCGGATGGTTTTGCACGTAGGCTTCCGTCGTCGTGATGAAGCGAAGACCCAGAAAATCACTCACCATTCCTTGTCGGAAGACCGGGTTCGATGATGTCGCACCCTGAAACAGTTGCTTGAAGTCTGAATCGGCGAAGAGTTGCCGCGCGGAGACCGGATCGAGATAACAATTGTAAACGCCATCAACCAAGGGCACGGCATTGCGCCGCAGCAACGCCACTGCATCGAGCAGATTGCCCATCGTCAAGGTGTCGGTCGCCTGCAGCCCGGCGGTCGTGCCTCGGTTCGCCGGCCGGACGATCGAACTCGCCGTCGCCGCTTTCACCGCACTTCCGGCCGTGCCATCAGCCACCGTGACGTTACCGGAGAACAGCAACTCTCCCGATATGCCATTAGGTGCGGTCGCGATGTTCGTTGCATCCGACCACGTTATAATTGTTCGACCCAACAGTGACCGTGAGCGGATAGGTGCTGGATACATTTTGCTGCACGCCATTGACGAATACCGTCTGGAATCCTCTAACATCATCGACCTGAACGCTTGGCCCGGCGGACGTCAACGTCGTGATCACCCTCGTATTCCCACCGAAATATGGCGCGAATAATGCGTTGCGCGCCAGCTCATCCAGGCTGCGCGCAGCCTGTTCACCGTTCGTTGCGGCGTTCTGTAAGAACTGCGTCGCAATGCCGACCCGGCTGGTCACCATGTTGAGGTCTTGCGTCGCCGCATAGAAATTGAGTGTGATAGTGTATTGCTCGACACCCCAGTTCGTCGAGGTCAGGCCGTTATCCAAATTGGTATTATTCGCAGCGACCAGCGGCACGGTAACACTCGGCTTCAACCCGGCGCGCGTTTTGGTAAGGGTCTCACCAATTCCGACCGAAAATTCCTCCCGGTCAGCAATCAGCCGATAGCCGAGCCTTGATTTGAGAGACATCTCGAACTCACGCTCGAGAAATCCCTGCTGAATGATCGGCTGCAGCGCAGCAGGGAAATTTTGAATACCCATCGGCAGATTCCTTTATTTCGGTTATGAAAATGACATTGCAAAGCGCGCGGCATGCCGCGTTGGGTAGGCGGATTATGTTTGCGGGATTCTATCGGCGCTTAAGCAACGCGGCGCGTGCCAAAAGCCATTCTTCATGGCTTAACTCGTTGGCATGACGTGCCCGCGGCGGCTCCGGTTTCGGCGCATGCGCCGCCACTGAGGATGACCGTCCCTGCCCAAACAACCATGGTTTTGCATGTTTCAATTTGGCAAGCACGGCACCGGCATCCACCACTTCGCCTGTTTCGGAAACCGCGACATCAGATAGATTTATGAGCTTGATGCCATCCAGATCAATCATCCCTGCCTGAATTGCTTCAGCCTTCAGTTCCGCCCGCAGCAATCTTTCCGCGGCCTGCTTCTGGGTCTCGGCAAGGGCCGCTTCCGCCTGCTCGGCCCGCAGCTGCCAGCCGTCTGCAATCTTGCCGCTATCATCCTCGCTCATTCGCCATCCTCATTGATCGCCGCAAGTTCGGCACTGATATCGCTAACATTATGGCTGCCACTTAGGTTTTTCACCGCGGTTTCGCGCGATATCTGCCCGGCATTCGCGAGCAGCGAGATCGCCTGTGCCTCTTTTAGCCGGTCATCGGCTGAGAGCGGATACCATCGTGGCCAGCGCAAACTTAGCCGCTGCCCGCAATCCATCGGTGCCACGGGCACCCCTAGGACTTGCAACGGATAGATGTTCGAGGCTTTCACGATCATCCGGAGCAGCGGCAGAATACCGCCATCACCGTAAGAAATGCGCAGATTATCCGCGAGCCAGATCAGCCCCTGATTCATCATCTCAAGCGCCCTGCCAGATTGTGCCACCGTCAGTCTATCGGCATTCGTCCGGTTGCCATGCACTGACTCCATTGCGAGTTCACGCAATGTGCGGACATAGGAAATAACCGCCTCAGACGCAGTACCTCCAATTTCGAGCAGCCGCGCATCACCCTTCTCAGAGACAACCAAGGCGTTTCCAGCACCTTTAACGATCTCGCTGTCTGCGCTCGCTGGCTCCTTGATCAGCAATGTCGGATCTGAGCTATATTTCAGCCCACGCCCAGCCTGGCTGAGCTGGTAATCAATCTCGATATTGGATTCAATTGCCGCCCTGAATGTGCAGGCACCATCAATCGCATCGCCACCCGGCAGATTGCGTATCCAGACAATCGGCACAAAGCCCAGCCGATGACTTATGCTTCGAGCCGTATCGATTTGCGGGATGGCAAGCGGCTCATTCACTGCCCACGGCAGATACCAGGTCTCGTCGGCATGGCTCCAAGCCCTGGCAAACCAGTATGTTACAGCCGGATCGAGATCGTTATAACCTTGCGCAATCAGCACATCACCGCGGACCTGATATTGCTCCTTCACCGATTTCAGCACATCCGGCGCCTGCGCATCCCATTGCGGTGTCAGATACAGGCTGTCCAGCACCGAGACAAAAATCCGCCCGTTCAAAATCCGCATCAATAGGGCAACCGAGCCCACCGATCCGCGGATTGCCGCATCGATCATGATTTCATTTAGCCTTATCTCGGCGATAATATCGCCAAGGGTCTGCGCCATTATTGGATCGGCGCAGTCGACCGCCGGGAAATGCGCATTGCTGAACAGCAACGCCACCGAATCCTCAACCACAATCCGGCATAGCGCGTACCGTACCGATGGCTTGCGCAGGCGCAATGGAATATACTCGCCTGCGGCATTGCGTTCCTCGTGAAATTCGTAAGGCAAATTATTGTAGATTGTGCCATCCAGGGCGCTATCGGCCGGCACCGTGTCGCAAATCGTTTCGAACATTTTATCTCTTTTGAAAGTTATAGGTCTTACCGGTTCATCAACAGAACATTGATCCGCCGCGCCGGCGCGCCTCCCGGCACCGCCAGAACGTTTACCGCGCGGGAGAAAGCATCGACCTGATCATCTTTCTGAGAATCCGGAAATGCTTCGAGTTCACGCAAGAAATTTTCATTCCATGGTCCGGCCAGAAGCCGGACCTTTCCGCCATCCATCAATGTCGCCGCCGGCATCGCCCGCGTGATCTTAGCGCCCGATTCCACCGTCGCATCTACCCGATAACCCGCAAGATCAGCCGTCAGGGCCGCTACTTGTGCAACGCCAGCCTGCCCAGGGTCCTGCGGCAGCGCAATCACCGTCGTAAATCCATCAAGCTGCGCCGCCGCTTTGATCCGGGCGACAACCCCGGCGGGCGATGACTGAAACCTGATAACATCAAGCACAATCAAAAAATCATCCTGCGCGGCACCAAGCTTTAGTCCCACGGTATAATCGGGGTTCCGCCCCGCCCCCGGCAAGGTTGCCGCAAGGTCCCACGCCCGGACCGTCCGCTTAAGCGCCGGGATGTCCGGCACAACCATCACGGTCTTGGTGTTGAACAAAGCATCTTCCGGCGGCTTCGGACTTTGCTGGTAGAGTGCCGCAAAAGCCCGCTCCCCCACCTCCGCCCGTTGCCGGATGATCGCCGCCTCATCTTGCCAGGCTGGCCATAGCGGCTCGCCTAACGCCCGGCCCAGAATATCGCCCGCCTCTGCCAAAGCCGGCAGCCGCAAATTCTGCCAGTCACCAGGGCCGCGAAGCAAACGGCCGGCCAGATCATCCTCATGCCATCGCGCCATCAACAGCACAATTCTGCCGTTCGGCTTCAAACGTGCCGTCAACTCAGCGCGGTACCAATCATACATGGCATCGCGGTAAACCAGACTTTCCGCTTCCGCCCACGACTTGATCGGATCGTCGATCAGAATCAGATCCGCCCGCCTGCCAGTGATCGGACCGCGTATGCCGGCAGCGAAATATCCACCGCCGCTCTGCAATGAGAACCGCCCCGCGGCGCGGCTATCCTGCGCCAGGCGCAGGTCCAGACATTCACCATACTCGACGACAACGCGGCGAACCTGCCGGCCGAAATGTTCCGCCAGCGAGGCGGTATGCGAGGTCGCTATAATCTGGCTGCCAGCATGCCGGCTTAAAAAATACGCCGGAAACAAAACCGAACCGTAGGTCGATTTCGCGTATCCCGGCGGCATCTGCACCATCAGCCGGTCGCAACCACCATCCAGAACAGCCTGCAACCGGCTGATCAACGCGCGATGATGCCTTGCCGGACTCTGATCAGAGCCACCTAAAACAGTCTCGGCAAACCCAAGAAATCCAGGGTTCGCCGTCATTTAGAAATTATATCTCGCTTTGCTGCTTTAGAGTGCGACGGTTCCAGAATTTTATAGACCGCAATTAAGCGAAGCAGAAAGGCCGCAACCTCGTTCGCGCTTTAGTGAACCAGTATGCCCAGATGTATAGCGCAAACTGGGGAATGTGGGCAAGAAAAATAACGGGCCGTTAGAAAAGAAATAATGTCAAAATCCGTACGCAATTCCAAAGGTCGAATTCACCTGCAAAGTTGCGCTCAGCGGCTCGTAAATACCGTCCGTTCCGGCCTTTGATCCTGTATAGGTGTAATGGGTGAGACCAAGGCCGGCAAAGGCGTGCCATGCGCTGTTCAGCCGGTAATCCGCATCGAGTGACACACGCTCTTGTGCACTGGTGCCGAACTGCCCATTGAAATTTTGCGACGCTACATTCACCGAACCGCCGATAACGGCAAAGCCTTCCGCCGAGGCACTGACGACGAAGGCCCTGCCTTGCGCGAAATCAAGGCGCAGACCGCCACCTACCAGCCCGGCTTGATAATATTCGCCATAACCATGACCACCGCCAATGTTGCGGTACCAATTCTGATAACCGCCGGCGATATAGGGAATGAACTCAAATGTCCCCGACAAAGGCGCGCCGACACCGAGACGTACCACCACATTATTATAATAAGCGTTGTCTCTGGTCCGGTACGATGTTTTGCCCGGATCGTTTAAATTCCCGTTATAATTTAAAAATCCGGCTGAAAAATCATACTGGATGTTAGAATATATGTCCGGCATCCCAAACCGAACCAGCGGTCCAGGCGTCAGCGTGCTCACAGCCGCCGAGACCCCGAGCAAGGCCCCGCTCTCGCTATCCTGAGGCGTCACATTTTCGGCATAGGTTCCATATCCCGCACTCACCCCAAGCCGCACTGAAGTATCCGCCGCCTGAATGGCAGGATCGGCCGCTCTCGCTAGCGTTGCTACAAGCAGAGTGACACCCAGACAACCCGCAAAAACTGGGGATAAATTCCTAATCATTGTAGCGCCAATTAATACCTGACCCGTTAACAAGACCTTTAATGTAACCAAACAATCGGCGTCCGGAAATTGTAAAATGGCCACACTTATCCACAATCCATTGCCGGATAAAAATGCCTAAATGAGCACAGGCGATTGAATCTAAATAAATATACGTGGCATACAAGGTTTATGACGCCGCCTGACATCCCGGTCTCCGCGAGCTTGCACGCTGGTCCTCCAGCAGCCAACCCGCCTTTATTGTTAGCGGTGATGGTGATTTGCATCAGTATCATTGCACCTTTGCTTTTTCGCACCGCCGGGGCGCCAAATCTTCTGCTCGGCGTGGCCGTGCTCGCCCTTGCTGCCGCCGGCATCCTCACCGCCCTAGGCGCCATCAGAGCGCAGCTTCGCCGCCGCGCCGATGCAGCCATTCGCCTGCGCGCCAGCATTGCCCCCGACGGTATCACATTCCACCGTCAACCATATCCGGCCGCGCCTGAAATCTTTCCGCGCGCGCTGATCAAGCGGGCTTGGCTGCTGAACCGCGCACTGATCGTGGAAACGACCCCGGACCATGCCAATCCAGGCCGCTACCGGCTTGGTTTTGGCAAACTGCAATCTTCACGGAACGAAATTCTGACAGCAATCGAAGCCGTTAACCAATCTATTGATAATATGCCCGTCTAACCATGCCGGTTCAGAGCAGTTACAATCATCTGCAACCCTTGCCCGTGCCAGCGTTGCACTGATTTATGATCAGCCCCAATTACCGTTCCCAGCCGCCGCCAGGTAAATAAGTGCCGCCGGGTCAGCGGATGCACCAGAGCACGCGCGCCAACAATCCGCCGGATAACAAAATTCCCATCAGGAATATGACGCAACCAACCAAAGGCCTCGTCCATGTCGGAGATGGCCAAGGCGTCCGGCGCCGGTGCCCGTAAAGGCGGCGCGTCCCAGCCATACGCTTCCAGCGCCGTGTGAACGATATCAAAACGCATCTGCCGCAGCCTGGTGGAAGGACCGCGATCAGGTATCGACAACAATGTTGCTCCCGCATCCTCCAAACGCGAAAGCACGGTTGCTATATCGACCCGGTAACCCGGGCCTTTGGAATGACCGGGATGCGATTGTCCATTCTGGATGGGAAGCCGGAGCATGGTGATGTCGTCCTTCTCTGAAAAAAATGCAGCCCGTTCGACTAACATGACAAACTTTGTCATATCGGCTCCGATACAACCTTAACATCTGCAGGCGCTGCCTTGAGCAATTAAGGTTGTATTAAGCCGCCTGGGGCGACGCGTGCTTATCGTTCAACCGCCCCAGTGGCTTTACCGTCTGCGGTTCCGGAAACGCCTCGTTACATATCAACCCCCAGGTTAACGGATGGCCGGCGGGCAAGGCATCGCGATTTGGATCATCAAGACTATTCCTCGATAATATTGAGGTGGCGAGACGTACCGGCGCTACCGCGCAAAGCCGGCGCCCGCGCTCGATAACCGTATTGCGCGAGAGTCCCAGGCAAGCGCCAATCGACGACCATGTCGCGCCGGCCGCGCGCATCTCTTTGATCGTTTGGTCGGCATCCTCAGTCCACATCCTCGCCTTGGGCATCGCCTATCCTTTCCATGACGCTGCTGTTGTTAGATATATTAACATCTAATGTCAAGAAATACTAACGTGGCGTCATGCATTCACCCATGGTAGAAGGCTTCTATGTCAAAAAAGCCTGTTCCCCCCGAATCCGTGGGCGCCCGCATCCGGGCCCTCAGACTGGCCGCAAATCTCACGCAAGATGAATTTGCCGCTAAATTAAACGTCTCTCGCTCGGCGATCGCCCAATGGGAGACTGACCGCGCCGGTCAGGTCCGCGATAATATGGAGCGGATCGCCAAAGTGCTTAATACCTCGCTTGGTTATCTCGTGTCGGGAGAAACCGGTTCGCTGCAGGGAGACGAATTGGCGCTGGTCCGGCTCTACCGCGCCTGCTCCACCGAGGACCGAAGGCTGCTTGTACTCACAGCGCGCCGCTTAGCCCGGAGCTAG